TGGTAAATATGTGTAATAATTTCAAATACTTAGGAGTCAAGGTCGCAAAAGTATTGGTAAAGGGATTAAAAATATTAAAAACGGTGAAATTTATAAAAAGAAGTTTAATTTTTTAATTTTTAAAAAGTGCCAATAATCCAATAAGTACCCCTATAGCGCTCTCTAAGTATATAATTTAATTAATAAGAACGAAATTGAAAAATTATTATTGCCTCATTTCAAGAGCCAATAACATTAATACAACATTTTAACTTGCCTAAGCGTCAGGGTTACTTTTTTGTGTACAAAAAGCTCGAAGTTATGCTATAATAGTTATATATGCCTAAAACCGATAAACAACTGGCAATTTTTGCCTTAATGGAAGAGGTTGATAGTAACTATAACCCAATAAAGGAGATGGTTAAGTTAGCTACTACCTCAATAGACGACGGTATTAGGCTCGCTGCTAATAAAGAACTAGCACAATATTGCTATGCCAAACGTAGACCAGAAGATGCAGAAGGTAAATCAGGTGGCGACGTAATGATTCAAATCATAAAGTACGCTCCACCAGAAGCAATAGCCTCACCAGTAAAGCAAATAGCACCAGAACAAGTGATTGACGTTAAACCCCTGACCGAGGAGGACGTCGAGAAGCTATGAACACGGTCCAAGTGCCTGTAAACTGGTCTCCAAGACAGTATCAATTACCACTATGGGGGTATTTAGAGAATGGGGGGACAAGAGCGGTTGCCGTGTGGCACAGACGAGCAGGTAAGGATGCTACTGCACTCAATAGGACAGTTGTGTCAGCGTTTGAACGAGTTGGACTCTATTGGCACTTGTTGCCTACGTATAACCAAGGACGAAAGATTGTCTGGGATGGACGTACACGCGAAGGGAAGCCTTTTCTTAATGCCTGGCCAGAAGATGCCATCGAGTCCCGCAATGAAACAGACATGCGAATCAAGCTCAAGAACAATTCCATCTGGCAAGTTGTCGGTACAGACAACGTCGATAGATTGGTTGGGTCTAACGTCATCGGCTGTGTTTTCTCTGAGTATAGTCTCCAAGACCCCAGAGCCTGGGACCTAATACGGCCAATCCTAGCGGAGAATGGTGGTTGGGCATTATTCATTTATACGGCACGCGGGAGGAATCATGGCTATGACCTATATAATATGGCAAAGCGGAATCCGAACTGGTTTGCGGAACTTCTTACAATTAATGATACTAAACGGCCAGATGGTTCTCCTGTCATCACTCTTGACGCAGTCGAAGAGGAACGTAATGCTGGGATGCCCGAGGAGATGGTTCAGCAAGAGTTTTATTGCTCGTTTGACGCACCGCTTGTCGGAAGTTATTTTGGTGCGCAAATGGCTAATGCATTACGTGAAGGGCGTATCGGGAGAATCCCCTGGGACCCCAAACTGGAAGTTCATACCGCATGGGATTTGGGAATCGACGATTCTATGTCTATCTGGTTCATCCAAACCTATGGGGGAGAGGTCCGCTGTATTGATTATTACGAGAGTAGCGGGGAAGCCATACCCCATTATATTAAGCACCTTAAAGAACTCCCATACGTTTACGGAGAGCACTACGCCCCGCACGATATTACAGTCCGTTCGCTCAATGATGGAAAAACGCGGTGGGAGACTGCAAAGAACCTTGGGGTCAAAATGCGAATTGGTAAAAGACAAGCAGTCGAAGATGGCATAGAGGCTATAAGGAACATACTGCCGCGATGCTATTTCGATGAAGATAAATGTGCTAGGGGAATTGAGGGCCTCAGGCAGTATCGTAAGGAGTGGGATGATGCTCGTAAGGTCTTCAGTTCAACCCCAGTTGACGAATGGACCAAGCACCCTGCTGATGCTTTACGTACTTTCGTCATGGGGTCGAGTGATAAGTTTGGTAAGAAGCGGACAAGGCCACGTACGGCCGATAACAATTACGCTATATTAGGGGGATGATATGGGTGACATGGTAAAGTTTTTTGGCGGCGGAAAGAAAGACCCGACACCGATACCGGTACCAAAGGCACCAGCAGTACCTAAGGAATCGGATGCGGCACAGAAAGCACTGGACGAGATGAACAAGATGAAGGCTAAACAGCGCGGACAGGCTTCTACTATCTTTGGTGATGTTGGTCGTACTGATAATAAGCTAAAGGGCTTATTGGGAGAATAACATGACAGACGCAAGGGTTGATTACCTCATAAAGCGACAGAACCAAATGGAAACCATAAAGATGCCCTGGCTCAATGTCTGGCAACAACTATCAGACTACATCTTGCCAAAGCGTTCTGATTTTACTGGTACATCTATAAATACGACCCAGGGCAGAGTAAAGTCAGAAAAGATTTTTGATGGCACCCCTGTTTGGGCAAACGAACAACTCGCATCTGGGCTCCACGGTGCTTTGACTGACCCAACTAAACGCTGGTTCGATTTGACCTTGGATGACCCTAAGATAGCTAAGGCTACTGACGTAAAGAAATGGCTAGGGGAAGTATCGGACCTTATCTACGGTGTCTTTAACTCCCCGTCCACGTTCTTTAGTCAGCAAATCCATGAACTCTATCTTGACATCGGGGCGTTTGGTACGGCAGCCATGGCAATTGATGAAGACTTCAAGACGGTGTGCAGGTTTCAGACATATCACTTGAACGAAGTCTATTGTATGGAAAGCGCTAGGGGTATTATTGACAGTGTAAACAGAAAGTTTAGTTATACCCTTCGCCAAGCAGTACAGCGATATGGTAATGCACTTCCACCTAAGTTGCTAACTGCTTACAACGAGGGCAAGGACATGGACAAGGAGTTTGAGTTCCTGCATTGTATATTGCCCAGGGAAGAGATGAAGGTAGGTAAGGTAGGAGCTACCAATATGCCTTATGCTTCCTATACTATTATGCCATCTGAGAAGTTCATGGTCAACGAGTCTGGGTTCATGGAAATGCCTATCAAGATACCTCGGTGGTCTAAGATAACTGGGGAGACCTTTGGCCGCGGTCCTGGAATGACTTGTCTACCAGATATCAAGATGCTCAACGAAATGATGAAGATGATTATTAAGGCAGCTCAAAAGGTCGTAGACCCACCGTTGATGGTACCAGACGATGGTTTCCTATTGCCTATAGTCACTTACCCTGGTGGATTAAACTTTTACAGTAACACTGGCGGGGGTACAAACCCTGACCTCATCAAAGCTCTTGATACCAAGGGCAAAATCAATATCGGTTTTGACCTACTTGAACAACGGCAGAACCACGTGCTCAAATGCTTCTATGTAGATTGGTTACAGCTACGTGAAGGCCCAGAGATGACTGCTACGGAAGTACTTCAGAGGACAGAGGAACGCATGAGATTAATGTCACCTATGGTCGGTCGTTTACAATCCGAACTCTTAGGTCCAATGATTGAACGCGTTTTTTCAATTCTATTGAGACAGAGAAGGATACCTCAGCCACCTGCCGCTCTTAGAGGTCAGGAAGTTAAAATTAGATATATCTCACCTATCGCTAGAGCACAGAAGATGTCTCAGGTTATGGCAGTAGAGCGTTTACTTCAAGCAGCTACTCCACTAATGACCTTAAAACCAGAGATGATTGACCGGTTCGATGGTGATGGTATTGTTGACTGGTTGACTGATTTGTTTGACGCGCCGGTACAGATACTTACTAATAATGAGAAAGTTAAACAGATTCGTGCAGCAAGAGAACAAGCAGCTCAGGATGAAGTTGACAAGACAGATATGGAGAGAACTGCTCAAGGTATGAGAAACGTAGCACCACTACTAAAGGTAATGCAAGGAGGTCAGGGTGTTTAAGAAGCGTAAAGAGCTTCACAAGATTAATGGTTATTACCACGACGTGTTTGATACCCCTACTGGTGAGGAAGTCCTTAAACACTTGGTTAGTGTTTCTGGACTGCTTAAACCTACGCCAATTGGCGACCCATACATGACAGCTCATGCGGAAGGAATGAAGTATCTTATGCTTAGCATATTGAACTTCTTGAAACGAACACCAGCACAAATACTAAAACTAATGGAGGAGAGAGAAGATGGAATATGAATTTAACATTGAGATGGCACCAGAGGAGTTTCGAGGGGAACCAGTACTAGCTGGTATCAAAGACGTACCAACGCTAGTAAAGAACTATGTTAATGCCGAGAGGTTGATTGGCAAAAATAGGATAGCTTTACCGGGTGAGAAAGCGACTCCAGAAGAACTTAACACATTTTACAACACACTTGGCCGTCCAGAAACCCCTGACAAATACGACTTTAAACCGGTTGAAGGGCATCCGTTACCGCCAGATGAGAACACGATAAAGTGGATGAAGGAAACTTTCCACAAACGTGGTCTTACAGCTTCAGCAGCTAAAGGTATATGGGAAGATTACCATGCTTTTACCAAAGCTGAGACTGAACGTATCAACGGCATGTTGACACAGGAAGCTGAGGCAAATGCTATCGCTCTTAAAACAGAGTGGGGGCAAGCTTATGATAAGAAGATAGAAGCAGCTAACCGGGCGATGGAAACCTTTGGTGGTCCAGAACTTGTTAAATTCATTAAATCGGTTAACTTGCACAACTATCTTCCATTGGTCAAAGCTTTTGCTGAAGTTGGTACTAAGTTGATGGAAGATAGTTTTGATGGTCATCAGAAAGGTGGTTTTGGTACACTTACTCCTGCTCAAGCTCAGGCTGAGATTCTTAATCTTCAAACAAACAAGGAATTTATGAAACAATACATGGAAGCTTCAGAACCTGGTCATCCTGCTGCAGTTGAGAAGATGAGAATACTTCATGCAATGGCTTATCCGGAACCAGTAGAAGGAGAACAAAAATAGGAGGTGAGGCCTATGATGTGTTATAAATGCAAAGGAAAAGGTGGCCGTAGGTAAACGTAGCGGGGGAGAAATCCCCCGTCATTTTTTTGTTTACAAGTCTTGTTAAGCGAGATATAATAGTAGTATAATATATTTGGGGAACTCGTTGAGTCCAAATGACTGTGGGAAAGACCACCGGGTAACCGTCCGTTATCGATAGGTGTAGTCCGGCACCGGGTAGCTATACCGAATAAGGTAGTTATTTTACTTTAGGAGGTATTGCTATGAGTGTTCAGATTACCACAGCCTTTGTTAATCAGTATCGGAGCAATGTTACATTTGCCCTCCAGCAAAAAGGTTCTCGCCTTCGTCCGTGTGTCCGTGTAGAAACCCAGAACGCTGAGTTTGAGTTTTACGATGAGATTGGTGCAACCGATGCCGTTGAGGTATTAACCCGGCATTCTGATACGCCTCTCATGAGTACTCCTCACACCAGACGTAGGGTATCTCTTAGGGATTTTGACTGGGCAGACCTCGTCGACAAACCCGACAAAGTTCGTACCTTAATTGACCCAGCATCTCCATATGCAATGAATGCTGTCTGGGCCATGGGCAGAAAGATGGATGACCTTGTTTTTGAGGCCATGTATGGTACTGCCTATACCGGTAAGACAGGCGCCACTTCCGTATCGTTTGATACCGCAATGGACATCGACCTTAACTATGTTGAGTCTGGTTCGGCTACTGATTCTGGTCTTACCATCGGAAAACTTCGGAAAGCTAAAGAACTTCTTGACGCTGAAGAGAATGACCCTGATGAGGAGAGATTCATCGCTGTCACGGCCAAACAGGTCACTGACCTGCTCAAAACCACAGAAGTTACTTCTAGCGATTACAACACAGTTAAAGCTCTCGTTGAGGGCAAGATCGATACGTTTATGGGGTTTAAGTTCATTAAGTCCCAACGTGTACCAACGGAATCCGGTGAACCTCTCCATAGACGTTGCCCTGCATGGGTAAGAAGCGGTGTCCTTCTCGCCATCAGCTATGAAATCGGTGTTGACATCAGTCAACGAAAAGACAAGAGAAATTCTACCCAGGTGTATGTCACCATGGGACTTGGCTCAACTCGTATGAACGAGAAGAAAATCGTCGAAATCAAGTGCCATGAGTGAACGAGAAGAAAATCGTCGAAATCAAGTGCCATGAGGCATAAGAGTTAAGGAGGTAATATAATATGGCGACTGTTTATGGAGTTCAAAGCACAAAGTCAAAAACGGTACCGCCTGACCTGGTCGCAGTTAACCAGTGGGGTGGCCGTGTAAGATGCGCCCAGGACCAGTATGAGGCTGCTGCCCTTGAGGCTGGCAGTACAATTTACGGTCCGAAGATTCCTAAGGGTGCAATTATCGTCGGTGGTCAGTTGCTTACAGATGACCTTTCAGCAGATGCAACTATAGCAGTTGGTATTTCAGGGTCTACTGGAAAGTATATTGCTGCAACTGTTTGTACAACCGCCAACCAGAAAACAGAGTTTTCGTTGATTGATTCCCTCGGTGTAGAGCTTACAGCAGAAGAAGAGATTCTTCTTACTACTGGGGTAAGTGCTATTACCGGAACAGTCAAGATTATGGTTTTCTACGTTCTCGACTAACCGCTCTCTCTGCTTCTCACCTTTCCCCGGCGGGTCTGACCAACCCGTCGGGACTTTAAAAACGCGGAGGGAGTATGTCAACACAACTCGAGATAGCTAATGCTTCACTTGTGCTCGTAGGAGCACTTCCTCTTACTGCCTACTCAGGCACAAAGAAAAGTTACGTTACTGTAAACGCACTTTGGAACATTACCAGAGATGCGTGTCTTCGTATGCACCCCTGGAACTTTGCTATTGCTCGTGAGGAATTAGACGATTCTGGTGAAACTCCGGCTTATGACTGGGATTACGCTTATGACCTTCCAGAAGACTGTGTCCGTGTGCTTGGAACAGAGCATGATGAGTATACAGACATAAAGTGGAAAGTAGAAGGTAAGCAAATAGTTACTAACGAAACTTCGATGATTATCAAGTATGTCTCAAACGCTAAAGCAATAGCTGATTGGGATACCTTGTTTGTTAATTATTTTGTTGCTGCTCTTGCTGAAGCAATTGCTTATCCACTTGTACAGAGTCGCTCTATTATGGAAACAATGAGAGATTTAGCTACTAAGCGGTTACGAGAAGCGAAAGGTGTCGATGCTCAGGAAGGTACAACTGATGAAATGTATGCAGATAAGTTGTTAGATGCGAGGATAGTATGAAGCACATGCTAACGAATTTTACGGCCGGTGAGTTAAGTCCAAGAATGAAGGGTCGTATAGATTTCGCCAAGTACATGAACGGTGGTACTATTGTTAAGAACTTTATCCCTATGGCACAAGGTGGTATCTATCGACGGCCAGGAACAATATTTCATAAAAATGCTGAGTCTGATACGTATGGCCGCTTAATCGCTATGCCATATTCTGATACAGTAACACATATCATTGAGATGGGTAACACTAGGTTTAAAGTAATTGGTGTTAACACTACATCACCTACTGGTACGTTTGAACATCCTTATGATGATACCAATTCTGATTATGAAGAAGTTTATGAAATACAAAACAATGATATGTTGTTTACATGCCACCATGATTATCCTCCAGGAGCAATAGTTCGTCATTCGCTAACACATTTTCAGCACCACCAATTGAACATGTTAGATGGCCCATATCTTGATGTCAATACTTCTCTTACTACAATTGACCCCGGTGCAGTAGAGGGGCCTGAAGGTGTTATTGAACAATTAGCAAACAGTAGTACCTATGTGTTAGCTATGTCTAAGCCAGGTTCTCCGTTAAGCGGTATTTGGAAAAGAACAATTGGCGGCTATGAGTGGGATAAAGTTTCACCGGGTACGGCTGAACTTTTTACCAGTGTTGAATATTTAACAGCAAGTAGTTTGTTTGTTGCTATGTGTTATAACTCAAATGTGTTTACTTCTTCGGATGGAACTACATGGACTACAAGAGCTACTGATATTCCAATTGGTTATGGTAAACGAGCTATAGCTCAAATAGCTAATAGTACTAATAGATACACTATGATTTGTGGTGATGCTGGTAGGTTGTATGGTACAGATACTTCAACTTCTTGGACTTCTTGGACTACAATAACTACTAGTATCACAGATAATCTTAATGCAGTAGCAGCCGTATATTCTTCAGGACAAAAATGGGTTGTTGTCGGAGACGCTGGTAAAGTGTTAACTCTTACTTCTTGTGTAGGCACAGTAACATCAAGAACTTCAAACACTACAGAAAACCTTAATGATGTAATGTATGTATCAGATTTTAATGCTTTCTTTGCTGTTGGTGACAACGGTATAATTATAAAGTCAACTGATTATGGTGCTACTTGGTCAACAATCGCCTCAGGTGTTACAGCAAATCTAAATAAACTTGCTTGGGAGTCATCAAATTCAAGACTTTGGATATTTGGTGACGGCGGGGTAATGATAGAGTCTATTACTGGTACATCATTTGCCTTATACAAGTATGCTGGTTTATTTCTTGACATAAATGACGCCATCATCAGTACTAACCGATGGTATCTTGCCTGTTCTGATTCATGGATGATGGTTGGTTTCGATGGGGTAAATTCCCTGGAATATATGGGTAACCGCAGTTGTGTCATTGTCGCCAATTACCCCCTGTTCAAGTCTACTGATGAAGGTAGATTAATTCGTATTAAGCAAACAGTTAGTACAGTTGTACATTGGGGTTGGGGCAAAATTGTCGATGTTGTTGATTCAAAAAACGCTATTATTGCAGTTGTTAGAGATTTTGGTGGTGGTACTACAGCAACTGCAGATTGGCGTTTAGGAGCTTGGTGTGATGAGTTAGGTTATCCACGAGCAATGTGTTTTTACCAACAACGTGCTTGGTATATTAGTTCAGTAGGACAACCATTAAATGTTTGGGCTTCTGCTATTGGCGACTATTATAATATGGCAGGTACTCTTGATGATGGCACTACGAATGATAGTCTAGGTTTTACTGGATTAATTGTTTCAGATTCAGTTACAACACTAGATTGGATATACCCAGGAAGACGACTTATTATTGGTTCAGAACGTGGTGAGTTTACCATTACTGGAGGGTCTGATGCTAATTCCCCAATTAATGCTACTACTGCTTCTATTAACCGTGACTCTCAATATGGAGCCGCCAACGTAAGACCGATGATGTTGGGGCCTGTATTGCTCTTTGTTCAGCGGTTAGGTAGAAAACTTCTTGAGTATATCTATAAGATAGAGATGGATGGGTTTGAGGGAACAGACTTAACTATCTTATCAGAACATCTTACTTTTGGTAAAATTAAGAAGATAGTTTATCAGCAAGAACCAGACCAAATAGTTTGGTGCTTACTTGAAACTGGCAAACTTATCGGTCTTACTTATCAGCGTAAGAACGATGTGTTAGCTTGGCACCAACATCAACTTGGAGGAACTAATCCAGTAATAGAGGATATAGTTGTTACTAAAGATGTTGCTAGTAGACAAGACCAGTTATGGTTGCTAGTAAAACGAACAATTGGTGGTGCTACACAACAATTTGTTGAGTATATGCCGTATGCTTGGAACTATGGGTTTGGTGATGTTCTCGCTGATTTTAGTGGGGTTGATGCTGGGGTATTTGACACTATTCCAGGTGGCGGTGTAACTATTACTGGACTTAATCACCTTAACGGTGAGGTAGTAGATATACGAGCAGATACTACTGTTTATACTAAGACCGTAACAACTAATGCTATTACTGTAGATGCTACTGCGGTAGAGTTTAATATCGGTCTTCCATTCACTGCTGAGTTTTGTTCAATGAACCTAGAGCCATCAAGTCAGGCAGGAGTAATGCAAGCAGTTAACAAAAGACTAACTAAACTATTTCTTAGGGTTTTGGAATCAATTGGTGGTGAGTTTAGTTTCGATGGTACTGACTGGTATGATATTGATGACTTATCAGTTATTACTACGACACCTTACTCGATGGATTGTGAGATTGATTATCCTGGTGATTATGATAAGGAGCAATACATTCGTGTACGACAATCTGACCCTCTACCGTTTACATTGTTGGCGGTTATGGTTGAATTAGAACCTTACCCACCATGATAAAGGAGAAGCAATGTTACCTATATTAATAGCTATGGGAGCCATGCAAGCAATGAGCAGTATTGCTGGTGGTATTGCCGGAATGAATGCTGGTAAAGACCAAAAGCAATTATTTGACTTTAATGCTGGAGTAGCAGTAGAAAACGCCAAGATGGCTCGGGCAAAAGCTGAGTTCGATGTTGATAGATTTGAAGACAAGATGAACCAGTTTTTTGGTGTACAGAAATCTCAACAAGCCGCTTCAGGTTTTGCTGTTGGTACTGGTTCAAACGCTGATGTAGAATATACCAGCCGATATTTCGCTGAATTAGATGAAGCAACTATCCGTTATGAGGGGCAAGTTGAAGCTCGTAAATGGATGATTGAAGCTATAAATGCTAGAGAGCAAGGTCATGCCGCTGAGTCACAAGGTAAAGGTGCAATGATTTCAAGTTTATTTAAAGCTGGTGGTAGTATACTAGGTGCTTGGTCAGCAGCTAAGTATGGTAAGCAGGGAGGAACAACCTAATGGGTATAAAAGTCCCAGTTTATATTTCCGAACGAGAGTTGCCAAAAGCTAGTTCAGGTGGCCTTAGTGGTGGCACAACTGTTGCTGAGGCTATGCAACCATGGAACGCTGCAGCAAACATGTTTGGCGATGCAGTAACTCTATTGGGAAGAGCAATGGCCCATGAGACAGCAGAAAATAAACAAGCAGAAAGAGAAGCTTTAGCTGAACAACGGCGACGAGATGCAGCTAGAGATGAACTAAACATCTTAACTCATTATACAAGAAACTTAGAATATTACAATGATGACCTAACAAAAAGCTTTGAGCAAGAAGAAGATAACCCAGAGGGATTTGCTGGTCGGTTCATGACTAAGTTTCGTGAAAATATGGATACGCAATTTAATGAATTTCAAGACCAGAACTCAGATTATGCTGTAGCTTGGGCAACTAAACATCTTCAGTTAGACAATGCTCTCTATGGTAAAGCTATTGAGTTAGAGACACGTGGCAAGATAGCTAAGCAAGACGCCAATGTTCAAGAAAGTGTTCAAAATATTTCGAACGCATATCGGATGAAAGGCGGAACGCTCGAGAATATGCATACTGACATTGCCCAATTTGAACGAACAATTAAAAACATGCCTTATTGGTCTACTGAACATAAGACTAAAGTTTCTGAGCACATGCAGCAAGAGATTGCTGTTTCATATATTAAGGGTTTACTTGATAAGAAAGATATTACTGGAGCAGAGACACTTATTAAAGACCCAACATTTTATAAGTATATTAAGCCTGAGTCATTAGATACTTTAATGAACCAGGTTAAAGCAGTTAAAGAGAAGCATGATGCTGTTGCTGCTCATAATGCCGGGGAAGTTTGGGATTCTCATGTGACTGCGATATTAGAAAGAGGTACCGGAAACCCTAACATTAACCGTGAACAAATGAAAAAAGACATGGGGGATGCTCAATGGGCAGATGCTGTATCTAAAGAACAAAAAGCCTATACTTTCGCTAAAGCTAAATCTGGTTTAGAACCGTTGCCAGTAACGAAATGGGAAAGCTATGTAGAGACATTAAAGCCCCTGGATACTTCTGATAAGAGGTTTAATGAAAAACAGTGGGTTTATAATACAATGCAGAATTATGTGCGCACTGAGTTAGCTGAGTTGCATAAAGACCCTGCAGGTTATGCAGCTAGAAAGATGGAAGATGTAGGCAGGTTTGGTAAGAAAGGTGCCTATGTATACGATTATCCGTTTAATGCAGAGGTAGCTGGTCAAGGGGCAATAGACCAACCATTAGAAGTACTAGGAGAAGAGGTACGGACTTATATTGATAATATTTCTGCTTTCGCTGAAAAGAAAGGAATGCCACTTGATGGTAGATACTTTCCTAATGCTATTATTGAACGTGATTCTAAAGCACTACAAACTATGCCTGCTGATAAAGTGGCAGATTTTCTTACTGGTCAACAAAAGATTTGGGGTAAGCATTTTGAACAGTATTGGAAAGAAATGTCTGCTTATGGTAAAGTTCCTACAGAATACAAGGTTTCATTATTCGCCCAAGGGACAGTACATGAAGCTCTTATCAACAATGCTGTTAGGTTGAAACGAGAAGACCTTACAAAAATCTTTCCTAAAGAAGGTGACTTTACACAGTTACATGAGGCGGTTGTTAGTCAATTGCAACCTTTCCTTAAAGCAATCAATTTAGGAGCACAATCAGGTGTAGCACAAAGGGATGTAGCTGATTTAGCTTATGTCTTAACTAAGGCAGCTGGTATCAAGTATGGTAGTGCTACAACTAAGGACAGTGTTAACGGGATAGCTAAAAAAATAGTTAATGAAATTGTGATGGATAGGTTTCATTTTGCTAGAACCTACGTTATTCCTAGAGAGCTCATTGTTGATAAAGGTAAAGTAATTGTTGATGAAGCACAAGCTAGTAGAATCAAGCAGGGACTTGACAAGTACCTGACTGAAGACGGTATGAAGTCTAAAGGGTTTGTACCCCTGGTTACTGGAGCACAACCTGGAACAACAAATGAGTTTAACACTAGGACACTAATGCGGTCATATGCCGCTGATGGTTACTGGGTAACTAATGAAGATTTTACAGGGGTTTACTTGAAATATAAGTATAGAGGCAGTGATGACTATGTGCTCGACAGTAATTGGAGAAGATACGAAATAAAGTTCAAAGATATTTTATATGATACAACTGTTAAGGGGCAAGGTAAGTTTGATAAGCCGATGATTCCTGGGATAACTACGAGGCGATAATGGCAGGGTTATTTTTTCCTAAAGATGAACCAAATCCAGTAATTCAAGCAGATACCCTAGGTCGTTCAGATACTACGTGGGGTGACGTTGGTAGAACGGCCTGGGATTCTGCTACTCGTCGTAATATGCCAGTATACCAACTTTTTAGAACTCTTGAGTTAGAACAAGCAAAAACTTTTCTTGACCCAAATGATAAAGATACTACAGATTTGCTCACGTCTTTGGGTTATGATGAGCAATACATTAACTCCCTTAAAGAAAAGAAAGTACTTACTAAGGAAGAAGCCAATGCCCAATACGGTATTCAAGATAGATTAACTTTTACTGAAGACCGTATTACTGAGGACGCTGCTCGAATTATACGGAAGCGGAAAGAAGAAGAGTTACAGACTGAGCAAGCTTATGCTCGTACTCATGGGGCAATTAAGAATATAGCAGCATTCGGTACTGAAACCTAGCATCAAATTTTATTCCTGTGGTAGGTCCTGCACGTACAGCGATGCTAATGGCTAAGTATGGAAAATTTGGGGCACGTGTTCTTAAAGGTGCAGCAGAGGGACTTGTTGGTCAAGCACTAGTAGAACCATTGGCCTATGGAGCGATGTCTTATGAACAAGCTGATTACGATATGTATGACTCACTTGCTTCACTTGCTATGGGCGGTATTGGTGGTGCTGGTCTGCATTCTTTGTTTGGGGTGGTTGGCGATGCTGTTCGTGGCTTCAAGGTGTCCACCGCTAATAGGGCATTAAGAGCAAGTGTAGCTCAAGTAGCTGAAGGTAAACCAGTTAATGTTGACCCTATTCTTGATGTTGACCCTAATGTACAGGCGAATGTGGGCGTGGTTTCTCCATTAGATACTAACCCAGTAAGAGCTCGCATAAAAGAAATTCAACAAACAGAAATAACTGATGTAGGTACCCAGCAATTGATTAAAGATGAGCTTAATGAAATGATTCCTGAGAAGCAAGCTATACAATTGCTTAAAGATGAAGGAGTTATTTCAGAAGAATCTGCTATATCTTTTGATAAAGAAGGTTTACCAACTGGTGAACATGCTTTAGCAGCAGAGATTTTGCAAGATGCAAAGGCTGATGCTGACTTTGAAGCAATGGGATATAACCTACCTAAAATTGGTAAGGTGGGTGAAGATATGGCAGAGGGTAATGAAGCACCGCTAGTAACAACCTACACTAAGAAAGAATTAAAAGCTTTACCTATTGCTGAAATTAAAGCAAAAATCACTTTTGAAGAAGCTTTAGATATTTTGCAAGATATTGGCGGCGAAGATGTTTTTGGTAAAGAGAAACTTACAAAGACCCAGTACATTAAAGCCCTTTTACTTAAGCAAGAAAATGGGTTGGAGTCACCTCGAACAAGAGCACGCGCACAAGAAGAATCTAACATATTCCCAGAAGACGTAGATGATATTGATTTAGGTATGCATGAAAGACCTATAGAAGCTAATGTTGAGATTACTGTTGATACTGAGGGGTTCAAGCAAGTTGGTCCGCAAGGTGGTGGTAATGAAGGTGGATTGTTTCAGGCACCTGACGGCACTAAGTGGTACATGAAGTATTTAAAGCCTGAACACGCTATTAATGAACTTGCTGCAAATCTACTATATAGACTTGCTGGATTAAAAGTGCCTGAGTATAGGATAATGCAGCATGATGGTAAACCAGGACTTGCTTCACGTTTTGTTGAGGGCCTTAAAAATGTTAGTGAGTCTGTTTTCAATAAATTGTCACCTGACCAAAAAAGACAAGTATGGGAAGGTTATGTAACAGATGTCTGGTTAGGTAACTGGGATGCTCCATCACCTAAGAATTTACAACTTGATGCCAATGGTAACATCTTACGAATTGACCATGGTGGAGCATTAATTTATCGTGCACTTGGTGAACCTAAAGGAAAAGCATTTGGCCCGAACCCAATAGAGTTTGAAACATTTTTTACTAAAAGTGCTGAAGGTCCTTATGCTTACAATAATATTCCGAAGGAAATACTTGAAGAATCAGTAGGTAAAGTACTTCGCATAAGTAACGCAGATATTCGTGCTGCTGTTGAAGCCGCTGGTTTTCAAGGTAAACAAGCAGAAGACCTCATAGATACCCTGGTACAGCGAAAGCATGCTATTGAACTTAGGTTTCCTGAAGTTGCAGAAAAATTTAATTATAAGATTGACCAGGGGTTTCAACAACTTTGGACGGTAAAGTCAGCGCTTAAAAAGATTAAAGAAGCTATAAAACAAGTTCATGAAAAATATACCGCTACTGATAAGAGCAGGTTAGCATCGTATCAAAGTGGCGATGCCTTTGTTGTTAATGGTGACCTTTGGAAAAGTATGGGTAATGTTGAAGCATTAGCACCAACATGGAAGAAGTTTGTGGCTGGAATGGATAAGCTTTTAAAGAAGTTTAGTTTTGATACTAACGTGATTCTATGGCGCGGTGTTGATATAGGTGAGTTTAAGTATACTGAAGCGGATGGAGAATTAGTGGGTATCAGTCATCTTGATTATAAGAACGCTATTGGTAAAACAATTGTGCACCATGGGTATACTTCAACTTCAATGAGTAAAGCTTCATATGTAAAAGGTGGTCCAATAGATAGGGTAATTTTAAAGATAGAGGTACCAAAAGGAACACACGCAGCTTTTCCGGACGCTAAGAACGAACTTACACCAGAATCACGAGTTTTTCTTTCATCTTATGCTCCTGGTGAACAGGAGGTTATTCTTGAACGTGGCCTTCAGATGCAAATAAACCGTGCTTATATAGACCCAGAATCAGGTAGCGCTAAGAAAATTATTTTGGAAGTAACAGCAAAACCTAATAAGGGAACGCTGGCACTTAAGAAAAATAATGTAAAGAAGCTTGATGGTATTATGCAAGATGTCTATGGTATCCAGAAGCAAGGGTCAAGTGCAGCTGATGAAATTCCATTAGATGATATTGAGATTCCATCAGTTGATGAGATAGTTAAACCTCAAAAAGAGATAGTTGTCGAGGGTAAGGTTAAAGATGCAGGCATAAGCAAGCTTGAAAAACAAATTCAGGAGTATGAGAAAGAACTTAAAACCTATATGAATATTCAGGAAAGTATTAGTAAGGGCGTTGTTGAACCTGAGTATAAAAAGATGATTGCTGACACAGTTAAAGAGTTTGATGAAAAAATAAAGAAAGCGCAGAATAAGCTTAACGCCATAGATGCGGCAGTTGAGTGTGTGCTGAGGGCACCTAGATGAGCATAAAAACAACATGTTTAGATATTACTAAGGCAGCTGGTAAACTTGAAGATAAAGAGGCCATGGACCTTTTGCTTGATGTTGCCCAGTATGTAGATGCTAAGATGGCAGCTGGTGAGACTGACATGGCTGAAGCACTTCTTAAGCAAGTAAAGAAATTAACTACTCAAGAAGTTGAAATGACCATGATTGAGAAACGTACCCACCTTATTAATCTTGGTGTCAAGAATCGTATTAAAGATTATCTCAAAAACTTTAGCGACCCAGCCACTGGTATAAAAGCCTATATGGGTGGTACAGTTAAAAAGGTTAAAGGTGCATTAAACTCTATCGATGCTCGTGGTAAAGCAGTAGTGAATGAGCACATGGGTAAGATGATAAACGATTTAGAGAAAGGCAAGTTACTTGACCTCTTTAACTCAGATGCTTTAGAGAAAGAAATAGCTGCAGAGATGTGGGAAATTCGTGAGGGTGGTAACCCTGGTATCTCAGGAAGTCCACAAGCAAAAGATATTGCTACTATACTCCATAAATACCAGATGTCAATTATCGAGAGACAAAATAAGTTAGGTGCTTGGATTAAAGAAGCTCCAAGTTATCTTACTCGTCAATCTCATAATTCACTTAAGATTCGTAAGGCTGGTTATGAAACATGGAAGAATGCAATACTACCATTACTTGACAGTGAAAAAACTTTTGGCCCTGGAGTTGATGTTGATGAGTTCTTACAGGGGGCTTATGAGGGCTTAATATCTGGGTTGCATAAGAGAGTTACTGCTGAGCAAGACAATGATTTTGCTGGGTACTCACTTGGTTTTCATGGGCCTGGTAGTTTAGCTAAGAAGTTATCTCAGCAACGTATTCTTCATTTTAAAGATGCTAACTCGTGGTTAAGTTACAACTCTCAGTTTGGTTCACATAACTTACGTGAGTCAATCATTAGTGGCCTTGAGCATGGTGGTCGTAGTATTGCTTTGATGGAAGGTTTCGGTACTAATCCACTCCATATGTTTGACCAAGTTATGCATGACCTTAAGATGGAGAACAGGTTAGATACTAAGAAATATGATGCATTAAGTAAATCCTATATTGAGAATTTGTTCAAAGAACTTGAAGGTACTACACGTATTCCTGGCAATATAAATGTGGCTAGAATATCTGCTGGTGTACGTGCAATAAATAATATGTCTAAGTTAGGTGCAGCAGTTATTTCATCTATCTCAGATATTCCGTTTCAGGCGGCAGAACTTAGGTTCCATGGGCATAATGTCTTTTCAGCCTATGGTCAAGTTTTCACTAACCTCTTCAGAGGACGGGGGAATACTGAACAACGAGAGTTAGCTAGGATGATAGGCGTCGGACTTGAAGGTATGTTGGGGGACATGCTTTCAAGGTTTACCGTTCAAGACAGTGTCCCTGGGCTTATGTCTAAGATACAACAACGGTTCTTTAAATTAAACGCTATGTCATGGTGGAATGATTCTCATAAGACAGGTATTGGACTTATCATGTCAAATCATCTTGCTGAACAATCTCATAAGACGTTTAATCAGTTAGATGAATCGATGAGAAATGTCCTTAGTCTATATGGCATAGGGGATGGTGAATGGAATGCCTTCCGAACCACTGTGCACACACAGAATGGATATAGATACCTAACACCTGACAGAATTGAGAATGAGGCATTGGCTACCACATGGCGTACATTCTTTATTGACCGTGCAGACTTTGCTGTTCCTCATCCAGGTGCGGCAGAGAGAGCCATGATGAATATGGGTACTAGACCAGGTACTATGTTAGGTGAGGCTATCAGATTCTTTATGCAGTTCAAGTCATTCCCACTCTCTGCTATGCGTAAAGGTATGGGCAGAGAACTATATGGCGGTGGTGCAAATACAATCGTAGAATCCCTGTTAAAAGGTAAAGGTGATTTGCTTGGTATGGCTCATCTGATAGCAGCAACTACTCTTTTTGGATATGGTGCTATGGCCATGAGAGATACTATCAAGGGTCGTGAACCAAGAGACCCGTTTAGTCCTCAAACAATTATGGCAGCTATGGCACAGGGTGGTGGTATGGGTATCTATGGCGATTTTATGTTTGGTGAATTTAGTCGTTATGGGCGTAGTTTTCTTGCTACTTTATCTGGTCCAACTATTGGTCAGTTTGATGACCTTGCAGAAGTTTATACCCGTATACGTAATGGTGATGCCCCAACCGCTCAAATGCTACGGTCAACAATCAACAATACACCGTTTGTTAATTTGTTCTATACTCGTGCAGCATTAGATTATCTTATCTTGTATCAATTGCAGGAAATGGTAAACCCAGGATTCTTGCACAGAATGGAAGCTCGTATTCAACGAGAGAATGACCAGCAATTCTACCTACCTCCTTCACAGTATATTTCTCGTGGCGGTGGCGGTGGATTATTTGAGGCGTTAAGATGACACTAACACTTACAACCCACCCAGTAAATGCAGTGCAAAAGCTTAAGGCTACTGG